CGTCGGCTGGTGGTGTGACGTGGGATGACCGGGTGGGCGAGGTGGCGCCGCTGCGGGCGGTGTGCCACGCGCTGTGGCTGTGGCAGGCGCGGGCGCATCTGGTCAGCGAGGACTTCGACCCGGCGGAGCAGATCTTCTGAGGGGGCGACGTGTCGACGTTTGTGCAGGGGCTGTACGGCACGCACCTGGCCAAGCCTGCCCGCGTGCGTCGTCGCCGGGCGCGCTGGTCGGCGCTGCTGGGTCTGCTGGCGGCGGCGGCGGGTCATGTGGCGCGTTTGTCGGTGGCGGTGGGTCGTTTGCTGCCGGGTGTGGGCGCGGCGGCGGCGTTCGTGGTCGGCGGGTTTGTGCTGTCGCCGTGGGTGGGTTGGGTGGTGCTGGGTGTGGTGTTGCTGGCGTTGGACCGGCGTATCGCTGGCGACGTTGAGGCGCCGTCGTGAGTGTGTTCTTCCGGGATCGTCCGCGGGGGGTTGAGGCGCGGCAGTGGGTGCCGCGGCCGTTGTCGGAGCTGGTCGGCTTGTTCCGGCAGAGCTACGACAACGTGGATCTGAGCACGGCGGAGAACAGCCTCCAGTCGGTGGCGGTACGGTCGGCGGTGGACCTGCTGGCGTCGATGGCGTCTGAGCTTCCGGTGGATGTGTTCAGCGGTACCGGGTCGGCTCGGCGTGAGCGGCTGATGCCGGGCTACCTGGAGGACCCGGACGGGTCGGGGCAGGGGCTGCCGGACTGGTGCTACCGGGTGATGGTGAGCTGGCTGCTGCGCGGCAACCTGTACGGCAACGTGCTCGACGCGAGCGGGAGCGGGATGCTGCGGCAGGTGGACATCTTCCACCCGGACCGGGTGCACCCGCAGATCGAGAACGGCGCGGTGACGTGGCTGCACGACGGCCGCGAGGTTCCTCGGATGCTGCACCGCCGCGTCAACCCGGTGCCGGGCTGGCTGCTGGGGCTGTCGCCGGTGGCGTACCACATGTGGACGATCGGCCTGTCGTTGACGGCGACCCGGTTCGGGATGCAGTGGTTCCAGGACGGCGCCCACCCTGGCGGGATCCTGCGGCAGACCGAGAAGTCCATCGGTGAGGATCAGGCGAAGTCGGCCAAGGACCGTTTCATGGCTGCCCTGCGGGGCACCCGGGAGCCGGTGGTGCTGGGTAAGGGTTGGGAGTGGAAGCAGCTGCAGGTGAACCCGGAGGAGTCCCAGTTCTTGCAGACGCAGGGGTTCAGCGCGGCGGAGTGCGCCCGCATCTTCGGTCCGGGAATCGCCGAGATTCTGGGCTACGGCGGCGAGGGGTCGAGCCTGACCTACGCCAACGTGGTGGACCGGGATCTGCACGTGTTGAAGTACGCGCTGAACCGGTGGCTGCGCCGGCTGGAGCGGCTGTTGTCTGAGTTCCTGCCCCGGCCGCAGTACGTCCGCTTCAACCGGGACGCGTTGCTGCAGACCAATACCACGCAGCGGTTCGCGGCGTACGCGACCGCGCTGGATAAGCGGTTCCTCACGGTCAACGAGGTGCGGGACCTGGAGGACATGCCGCGGGTGGAGTGGGGCGACGAGCCGAACCCTGTTCCAGGTGCGGCTAGCTACGGCGGCGACGCGGGTGGAGACGAGCCCGAGAACGAGGGGGACCAGCGATGAGGTCCATGCGAGGTCTGCACGTGATCCGTGGCGGGGCGCCGGGGGCGACGCTGACCGACCGGCCGGTACGCGCCGACGGAGACGGCACGGAGCCGGCGGACGGTCGGATCGGCACGCTCGTGGTGGACTTTTCCCGGTTCGGCACCTGGTACGAGATCGACTCGTGCTGGGAGGGCCGGTTCCTGGAGCGGGTGCAGCGCGGCGCGTTCCGCAAGACGATGGCCGAGCGTGGCAGTCAGGTCCGGGTGATGTTCAACCACGGGTTCGACATGTTCCTAGATCAGAAGCTGCTGAGTGTCCCGGAGGTCATCGAGGAACGCCCCGAGTCCGCACACCTTGAGGGACCGCTGTTCCGGGGCACACCGGAGCTGATCGTGGAGGGGTTGCGCGCCGGCGCCTACGGGTCGTCCTTCATGTTCGAGGTGCTCGGCGAGACGTGGAATCGGGAGCCAGAGAAGTCGGCGGCGAACCCGGAGGCGTTGCCGGAGCGGACCATCACCGAGGTGCGGCTGTTGGAGGCTGGGCCGGTGACGTGGCCGGCGAACCCCGACGCGACTGCTGGTCTGCGCTCTGGTGTGGACTGGCTGGCTGAGCAGGTCGCCAAGCGTGACCAGGACAGGTACGACGAGATGCAGCGTTCGTTCGCTGCGTTCCGGGCTCTGCACGGGCTCGACACCCCGCGCCGCGGGGCCGTCACCCAGGACGAGCCCAACCCGGGTACGCCGGCATCCGACGACACGTCGGACCGCCACGTCGAGGGGGTCAGCGCTGCCGCGCGCAAGCGGCGGCTCCAACTCATCGGCATGGCGAGGAGATAACCATGGCACAGATCACGGTCCGGGTCGGCGAGACCGAGCGGACCATCGAGGAGGCGCGTACCCGGCTGGAGGAACTGGAGGCGGAGATGCGCGCCATTCACGAGGAGGCCGGAGACGGCGACCTCGACGACGAGCAGCGTTCCACGTGGGAGACGCTCGACGCCGAGTGCAACGAGCTTGCGGTCGCGACCCGCAAGGCCGAGCGGCGGCAGCGGCTGGCCGAGTCGCGCGCCAAGTGGGGCACCGTCCAGGTGGGTGGCCGCAAGGAGGACCCGTTCGACGCCGACGTGCGCACCATGCAGGACAACCAGGTGCTCAGCCGGGCGCGGCAGGTCCTGGATGACAAGGATCTGGCTGGGCATCTGCGCGACGACCAGCGTGAGCAGGTGGAGCGGGTGATCCGCACCCGGTCCGGCGACCTCGATGGTGACCTGGTGGCGCGGCTTCTGCTGGCCACCCAGCAGCCGGCGTACCGTAGCGCGTTTCAGAAGTACGCCAGCAACTCGACCGCGTTCACGCAGGAAGAGGCGCGGGCGGTCGAGCAGGTGCGGCTGGTCAAGCGGGCGCTGTCTGTGGGCGGTTCGATGGGCGCGGACGGCGGATTCGCGGTGCCGGTGCTGATCGACCCGACGATCATCACAACCGCGCAAGGGTCGATGAACGACATCCTGCGGCTGGCGCGGGTGGAGACGATCACCAACGACACGTGGCGTGGCATCAGCTCGGCCGGTGTGACGTGGAAGTTCGACGCGGAGGCGGCGGAGGCAACCGACAACGCGCCGAAGATCGCGCAGCCTGAGGTGCCGACACACCGCGCCGACGGGTTCATCCCGTTCTCGATCGAGATCGGGATGGACTGGCCGGGTTTCGCCGAGTCCATGTCGATGCTGCTGGCTGAGGGCTACTCGGAGCTGCTGGCGGAGAAGTTGACCACGGGCACCGGGGTGAACCAGCCGTGGGGGTTGGTGGCGCGTCTCGACACCGTGAGCACGTCGGAGGTTGCGGTCGATGCGGGCGGTGTGCTCGGCGCTAGCGACGTGTACGGGCTGTGGGCGGCGCTGCCGCAGAAGTACAGGCGGCAGATGTCCACGGCGTGGCTGAGTTCGACGGACGTGCAGAACACGATCCGGCAGCTCGGCACGGTCGACCCGAACTTCTCGGTGAACATCACGCAGGAGGCAATCCCGCGTCTGTTCGGCCGCGAGTACCCGATGAACGACTACATGGAAGACATGCCGACCGGCACCGGTGCACAGCCGTTGCTGGTGCTGGGCGACTTCCGTGGCTATGTGGTCGCTCAGCGGGCCGGCATGACCGTGGAGTTCATCCCGATGCTGATGGGCAGCAACAACCGGCCGACTGGTCAGCGTGGATGGTTCGCGTGGGCGCGGGTCGGCGGCGATGTGGTCAACAGCGCCGGGTTCCGGCTGCTGGTCAACGCGACCTCGTCCTAGTAACGGATCTCGCGTGGCGGGTGTGCTCAGCCCACACCCGTCACGCGACCAGTCTCGATCCTGGCTGAGAGGAGAAGTACGCCATGAAGTACGCCAACCGCACAGGGGCGGTTCGCTGGTCGGGCGGAACCACGCTGCTGCGCAAGGGCCAATCCGCGGACGACGACCACCCGTTGGTGCGTGAGCGGCCGGACTTGTTCGACGACAACGAGCCCGGTGCGTCGTTGTCGTCGCGCCGGGGAGCCCCGGTGGTAGAGCGGGCTACCCGGGCGCCGGGTGAGACGCGGCGGACACCTCGCCGCGGCCCGCGTAAGCCAGCCCAGCCTGCAGCGGGGGACGGGCCGTCATTGGGGGACGGCCCAGCAGCGGGGGACGGGCCGTCATTGGGGGACGGCCCAGCAGCGGGGGACGGGCCGGCAGCCGATGAGTGAGGGCAACGGCCGGGTGCAGATCGCCTATTTGCACAGGCACACGGTGTCGCATTCGTGGGTCGAGTCGATGATGCGGCTGGTGGGGTACGACGCGGCCAACCGCGGCCGGATCACCAACACCGCCGGCCCGTTCATGATCTCGGCAGACGCCGGCGGCCTGGTCGAGGCGCGTAACCTCGGCGTGCAGCGGTTCCTCGACGAGACGGACCACGAATGGCTCTGGTTCGTGGACACCGACATGGGGTTCTTGCCGGACACGGTAGACCGCCTCGTCGACGCCGCTGACCCGGACGAGCGGCCAGTCGTCGGTGCTCTCTGCTTCGCGTTGCGGGAGATGTCCTACGACGGGTATGGCGGCCGCCGGTGCATACCGGCGCCGACGCTGTACATGCCGGCGAAGACGGCTGATGGCGTGGTCGGGTTCTCCAACCGGTGGGAGTTCCCAGACAACACGGTGCTGCAGGTTGCCGGCACAGGGGCGGCGTGTCTACTGATCCACCGAACGGTGCTGGAGAAGATGCGCGCCGAATGCGGCGACGCGTGGTTCGACCGGGTGCGCTACTCCGACGGGCAGGCGATCAGTGAAGACCTGTCGTTCTGCGCGCGTCTGCTGCAGCTCGGCGTGCCGCTGTTTGTGCACACCGGTGTGAAGACGACGCACCACAAGCAGGTGTGGATCGGCGCCGACGACTACTCCCCACCGCGGTTGTCGGGGTCGGACGATCCGGCCGCGGCGGGCTGACGCTGATGGTGGTGTCCGTGTGAGGATCATCATTGCCTGCGCCGGCTCCAGCGCGAAGTGGGGCGGCCACTTGGGGGTGCCGCGTCATCTCGTGCCGATGGGCGGCGAACCGCTGCTGCACCGCACTGTCCGGCAGGCGCTGGCGCACTCCGGCGACGTGCGCGTGATCTCCGCCGACGATCAGCGGTACAAGGTGGACGGCGTGCAATGGCACGAGGCGCCGCAGCGCACGCCGAACGAGTTCGCGACCACACTGCCCTGGTGGTCGGCCGAGAGCCGGACAGTGCTGCTGCTCGGGGACACGTACTACACCGACGACGCCATGGCCACGATCACCGGCTTCGAGCCGGTGCGGTGGCAAATGTTCGGCCGCAAGGGGGCCAGCGCGTTGACCGGCACGCCGTGGGGCGAGTACTTCGCGTCCTCTTGGTGGCCTCAAAATCGCCAGATGTTGCTGGAACACCTAGAGAAGGTGATCCTGGCCCGTGCGGCGGGCATCGCGCGACGTTGCACCGGGTGGGAGATCCTCCGCTCGATCCAGCGGACACCGCTCAACGAGCACGTTGTGCATCCGTTCTGGTTCGCCGAGATCGACGACGCCACCGACGACATCGACTTCCCGGCCGACTACGCCCGCCATCCGGCGGCAACCCCGGAGGTGGCCAGTGTCTGACCCAGCGGCGGCCATTGAGCAGATCGGCGTCCTGCGCCCCGGCGATCGCCTGATCCTGAAAGTCGACCGTCGAATGTCCGCATCCGAGGGTGCGCGGCTGTGGGCCAAGGTGGAGGAGCTTCTTCCGGGGGTGCCCGTAGTGATCCTCGACGCCGGGATAGACGCGGTTATTGATCGGACCGGCCCCGATGTCTGACCTGACCGTCGCCGCCGGGGCCAACGCGGCGCTGGTGTTCGAGTTCGCGGAGGACACCGACAGCATCCCGGCGGTCAGTATCGTCGACGCTGATGACGTGGATGTGGTCACGTCAACGTCCACAGGTGTGGCGGCGCTCGGCTCCGGGGTGTACAGCTACGTGTGGCGTATCGCGTCGGCGCAGACCGCGGGCGCGTACACGGCCACGTTGAGTGGAGAGATCGAGTCCGCACCGGTCGAGCGGGAGCTTACGGTCGCTGTCACCGGGCTACCGGTGTACACCACTCTCGGCCTGGTCAAAGAGTCGCTGGTCGCGGGTGGGCAGACCGCGCAGACACGTGACGTGCTGTTGCAGCAGAAGATCGCGACCGCGTCGCGCGCTGTGGACGACTACTGTGGGCGCCGGTTCTATCTGGACGCGGAAGCCACCCAACGGGTGATCAATCCGCGCAGCCGGTCCCGGCGGGACCGTGACGGTGACCGGCTGCTTGTAGACGACATCGGCAGTGCCACTGGGGTGACCGTCGAGGTGGGCTCCGGCGCGGGTTGGGTGGAGATCACCGGGAGCGTGGAGCTTGAGCCGACTGACGCGGCGGCCTTTGGCCGCCCGTTCACATCTCTGCTGCGGGGCGTGTCGTGGCTGGCTGAGCACCGGGTGCGGGTGACCGCCCGGTGGGGGTGGCCGGCCGTGCCCCAACCGGTGCAGGAGGCGACACTGCTGCAGACGGTGCGGCTGCTCAAGCGCAAGGACTCCCCCGAGGGTGTGCTCGGGTCGGCCGAGTGGGGTGCGGTGCGGGTGTCGCGGGTCGACCCGGATGTGGCCGCGTTGCTCGCCCCCTACGTGTTGGACGGGTTCGGCTGATGGACCTGCATGCGATCTGTGCGGGTATCGCCGACGCGGTGTCCGACGCGAGCATCCCGGGTCTAACCGTGTCGGCTTACGTGCCAGACAGTCCGAACGAACCGCATTTCTTCATTGCCGAACCGTCGATCGACTACGACCGGACGTTCGGCAAGACCGCGGACCTGGAGATTGTCGCCCGGCTGCTGGTGGGCCGGCAGGACGACGAGGCGTCGCAGCGGCTGCTGCGGCGCTACCTGAGCACCGGAAACCCCGAGTCAGTCAAGGACGCGATCCAGGCGGCCCGCGGCGGGCCGGGTCAGCCGGCACTGAACGGTGCCTGCGACGACCTGTGGGTCCGCCGGGCTGAGCGGCCGCGCTGGTACGACCACGCCGGGACGCTGTACCTGGGCGTCGACATTGTGATCAAGGTGGTGGAGTAGATGGGCAAGCTGGTTCTGCTCGACGCGCGCCTGTTCGTCGGCGCCGCCGACCTGAGCGGCCATTCGAACAAAATCGAGCTGTCCAGCGACATCGAGGAGAAAGAGGTTACCAACTACCGATCCGGCGGCGCCAAGGAAGTGCTCGGCGGGCTGGAGTCG